GTGCTCCGATCAGAACGGCGGCAGCGCGTTTCGAGGGGGGGATACCCGCCGCTGCCAGGCGAGACCGCGCTCGGTCAGCTTTCCGGTCACGCGATCGTGGAAGCTGTTGTGCGCGTCAGCGCTCACCGCGATGAGATTCCAGCGGCAGAAGCGCCAGCCGGGGAAGTCCTCTGCCGGGTAGACGTGGTGTACGACCGTCGCAGGCTCCCGCCTGCCGTAACGCAGCGCCTCCTGGCACAGCGGATGCTCGCGAAGGACGCGAGCGCGTAAGTGTTTCCAACGTTTGCTTGTGTAATCCATGGGCAATAAAAAATGCCGAGCCTCCCGGTATGGGAGACTCGGCATCTTGCCGTCCGGCTATCACCTCGGATGTAAAACAAAAACGCCGATCGACTCCCACACTGTGAGATATCAATCGGCGCTGACTCTGGCTCTGGCCTGACGGCACTGGCTCTGGTTCTGGCTCATATTCACGATCGTTTCGCGCCTGCAATGCTTGCAGTACAGAGGGAAATCGACAAGCGCGGTCGTCGGTAAGATCTTGACCTGCGTCGCATGCCCGCATTTCGGACAAACGATCTTGTTTCCCTGTAAATCAAGTTTAGCACAAGGCTGCCCGGTATGCAACTGTTTTTGCAAAAAAAGTTCGCCCCTCTCTTAAGATATAGTAAAGACCCAAGTTATTAAAGGCTTACGCCTTTCGCTTTTCCCTGTTTCGCCAGGGAAGCTTGTAATCCACATAATAATAGCTGCCGAACTTGTTTTCCTTCGCCTCGGGCTCTACGTCAAAGGCCTCTTTTGGTGGCACAGGCCGGTAGTTGTCCGGGACTTTTTCGACAGTGATGCGTGGTTTTTCAAGGTTTCGCGATGGCGTCCACAATCGGTCGCCCACATATTCCCGTCCGTGCTGCATCGGCTCCTTTGTCAGATACTTTGCCAGACCCACGAAGCCGAGCTTTCCGACGGGTTCCCAGTTGATAGCTCCGTCCTGCCAGAGTTTACGGAGCACTTCCGTCTCGCCGGGATAATGGTTGAGAATAATGTGGTGGTGCAGACGCTTGTCTCCGTGCCGGCCTTCGGTGGTGTACAGATATTTGTAAGGCCGGCCGAAGGCTTTGCGGCTCTCACGCAGCTGGCGGTTAAAAAGCTTCACCCGCTTCTGCGCGGCGAATGTGTTCGGCGGCTTGTGCTCCTCGTCGTAGGTGAGCGTGAGCAGCCAATCGGAATATGTAAAGTTCGCGGCGATCAGAAACGCAAGCCGCTCATAGGCGTGGCGAATGTTGAGCTTTTCGCGGATGGTTGTCTGCGGCAGCGACTTTGGCGCCCGGCCTCGTCGCTTGGCCAGCGGCTCGGTGAACACGCACTCGCGGCATAAGACGGATGTTTTCATGGATACAAGATAGCTCACTTGCTTATAGCCTCCTTATTCTGTTATCGTCGGGGGCTCGGAGCCCGAGCCCCCTATATCCTCCCGGCGGTCCCCGCGCAGTCCGTCATGGCAGCAGGCCGCGCCACAAGTCCAGATCATTTTTTCTTGCGCCGGGGTGATACCTTGTAGTTAAACTCTCTGATATGCGGGTTTCGTTCGCGGAAGGGGACAAAGTGCGCGCCGCAGGCCTTGCGCAAGATCGCGTCCAGCCGCTCCTGTAGCCAGTCGGCTTCCGGGCCGCAGCCGTATGCGCCGTCAAATTCTGTGTCCAACTCGGACACGCGGCAGGCCAGACGGTAAAGCCGCTCTTCGCCGAAGCCCTCCTGCGCGAGCGCCGCGAGGAACATGTCGGAGACTTTCTGCATACCCGCCTCCACGCCGATCTCCATCGCCGCCCGCCCAACCGCGTCCAGCTGATCAATGTATTTCATCTAACGCCCTCGCAAGGTCAGCCATTGCAACACACATCGCATTAAAGGCCGATGCTGCCGTATTGATAGCCAACGAGGTTCGCGTGAGTGTATACACAAAATCGCGATTTCTGGCAATGCAGTTTGCTCCATTACGCGACATGCCGAGCCTGCCCATGCAGAGTTTTACAAATCGTTTTTTCGTCATTTTGTGCCTCCAGCTTCCATCGGAAAAATGAACTGTTTGTTGAGATAGGACTCCGCAGGCGGATAATACGGCTTGCACCAATCCATTGGCGTCCACTGCCAAGCGCCGTCTTTGTAAATCAAAAAATCGTCTGTCGCTGTGTGGACGGCGTATACCCAGAAAACGCCGCCGGATAAAAGCTCAATCTGAAACATTGTTGTTGCCTCCTTCCCTCCGATCTCCGTAGCTGCAAAAATCCGTTTCCTTCCGCCAGAAGCCATCGTTTGTTCTCAAGCAGACCATAGCGCCGCTCGGCTTGCTGTCGTATGAGCCGTATTTGCAGTCCTTGCAGTACACGATTTCTACGGTGTTAATGGTGGGCGCACCGTCCAGATAGTTAATAATCGAGTCAAACTCCCAGTCTTCGATTTCGCCTTTTTGGTGGTTTTCCAGCGCCTCGTTATAGACTGCATCTGCATCAATCGGCCGCATTGCTGTCTCCTCCATCCATCTTCGCCCCGCAGCGGTCATATACTAGTTTTATTGCCATCCTTCTTGCTCTCCTACGGCTTGACATCCACGTTTACCGGGAACTCGGTGTGGAACTCGATCAAATAATGGTACGGGTCGGCGTGCGTGCCGGTGATGTCCTCGACCACGTAGAGCGTGTAGTCGTTGAGGTAAATGTAATTCTTCTTGTACTCGTTTGCACCGACCTTGCACGTTACGACCAGCTCCGAAGAGGAGTTGTTGCTGATGGACATATAGCCCTCGGCGTAGAGGATGATTTTGTCAGTTCTCGCGTTGTAGACCGTGATCCGGCGCTCACAGCTGAAATTGTCAGCGGCAACGTTCATGTTGTGGTTTACCTTGTCCGCTTCCCTCGTCATGCATCCTGCGAGACTTGCAATAAGCATGATAGCCGCCAGAAGCAAAGCCATTCGTTTTTTCATTTTTCAGTTTCTCCTTTCATTGCCTTCTCGGCTTTGGCAGCCTGGCGGCAATTTGCTTTGACAATCCCGATTGCGATATCCCCACGGAGACTCCACGTGTAGTCCTTATGCGGTAGAATCAAGACGCGCCCGTCCTTGTCGGCTTCGGCAAGCTCACGTAGGTGGTCATAGCTACAAAGGCTCTCCAAATCAGCAAGGCGCATTAGCTTCAACGCGATCTCGTCAGCCTTGTCTTTCGTCAGAACTTCCTCCGGCTCACATCCGCTGTCCTCGTAGGCTTTCAGACGTTTCCATACCTCCTTCATCGTGCAGGTGCCGCTCTGCTTGCATGCCGTGTCTCGACACTGCGCAAGGTCACAAAAGTTTCCTTCAAACGTTAATCGTTCCATGTGTTTCTCCTCCCTCCGGCGCTTCCGGCAGCGGCATCCAGTGTGTGATCAACTTCTGCGGTACATCCCAGTTGTAACACTCCCAACCGAGCCCCGGAATATACCGAGCCGCATCCACGATGCTTCCGCCTGCGTCCTTAAAAGCGATAAGGTATCGCTTAAGATGATCTTCCGGCAACCTGTCCTCCACGCTAATCCACTGTGGCACTTTCTCCCGCAGCGCGTCCCTCTCGGCTTCCGCCTTCGCCCGTTTCCGCTTGGCGGTACGGACAGCGTTTCCGCGTAAATTGACTTCCTCGCGCAGTTCTGTATTCTCGTCGCTCAGTTGCCTGATCAAATCGGCAGCTTCGCGGAGGATGCGGCAGCCTTTTGTGCTGCAATTATGCTCGCGCCCGCAGCCGAGGCAGGCGAGAGAACCGGTCTCAACGCGAAGGCGCGCCAGCGCTTGCAGAAGGTCATCCGTTGTCATCGCCATACACCTCCTGATGTGTCTTCCCGCAGAATTCCCAGTACTTGCACGGGGAGCCCTCCTCTCTTTCGCGGCCGTGCTTGCAGTAGCTGCGGTTGATGCTGTGGCGGCAGCTGGGGCAGCACGGGTAGACCCACGTGAGCGCCGCGTCGCGCTCTTTTTCAAGCTTCTCGGCCTTGCGAATATTGAACAGCGTCAGCGTCACGCGCAAAATGGCGTAGACGCACACCGCGCGGAGGGCAAACTCGACGGCGATGACGATAGCGGAAATGGTGCTGCTACTCATGGATGCGTACCTCCTTTTTGAGCTCAAAAAAATCGGAAAACTTCGCGCCGAACAGATCGCAGATCTTTCTTGCCGTGCTGATGGTGCACGGCTCTCCCCGCAGCGCGCGGGATACGGTCGGCGCAGAAAGGCCGGTCTTCCGGGCGATGGCGACAAAATCGCCGTATCGGTAAAGCCCATAGACCGCCTCGCGCCGGGCGATGATCTTACTCATTCGGGACCTCCTCACATTCCTCCTGCCGGACGATCGTCCGGTGCTTTTCATCGAGCGTCACAATGTAAGTCGCGCGGATGCCGTCGCAGCACTGGCGCTTTTGTGCTTTGTAGACCTTCCCGGGCTTGAGCTGGAATTCCGGGAAGACCGGCAGCGGCTTCGGTACGCGGATGCGGACCGGGACGGCCTCTTTCTTGCGGTACTGCGCCGGGACGTAATTTTCGTTTTTCGCCCGCCGGTAGCACTCGCGGCAGCAGTAGACCTGATCGGTCCGGTACGTCGTGAAGAGGTTGCCGCAGCCACGGCATTGCCGGTATAGAAGCTTGTTCACGTCGAGCCCTCCTCTTCCGGCGGCAGCGGCAGCCAGCGCAGGATTTCGCCGTCGTCCGGCGCATCGAACCAAAAGAACTTTCCATCCTCCACGTCGTCGGTTTCATAGGATAAAACGCCATCTTCGCGGACCAGAAGCAGAACCGGCCCGTCCGGATAATCCGTATCCGTGCGCCAAGCCATCCGGAGAGCGGCTTCCGGCAGAGCGGCTGTGTCAGACTTGGACACCGGCTGAAGCTCGTCCGTCAGCCCCAGCAGATAGTCCGCCGAGCAGTGAAGCGTTTCGCAGAGCTCCGGGATATAGCGGGGAGTCGGAGTAAGATGATCGTTACCCCAAAGCTTTGTTGTGCCAAAGTCGCCGTTTGCGTACCTTCGGATATCGGCAACCTTTGGGGCACCGGCACAAGCACCGATGTTCAGGGGTTTGTTATCCGGCAGGCCAGCGGCATCGATGGCCTTCACGAGTCGCTGCGCATCGCGCTGGACTGCTGCCCGGCGGCCGCGCTGCCTTTTCTCCTCGGCTTCTTTCTCTTCCTGCTTTTCGGCGGCGTTTTTGTCGGTGCGGTACTGCTTGGCCTTAGAACACATCTGATCGCAGACGGCATAGCAGCCGCGCGCTTTCGCGCCATACTCGCAGTCCATGCAGCACAACTCACCTTTGCACTGCGGCGTCCACGAGCCGCACGTGGCGTCATGCCGGAGCGTCGCGTCGTCTCTGGAACTCGGACAAAGCTTCCTGTCGGGGCAGTGCAGGAGCATGCTCGGGCGCCACTTTGCGCCGCTCTTTGCGAGACCCCGCACCTGCTCGATTCCGGCAGATGTAGGGAACTCCTTCGTCCGGGCGAAGGCGTCGCTAAGACGCATTTGCAAACCGGGCTCGCACCGTGCAAGCTCCAAGGCCGTCGCGTCCGGGAGTTTGCCTGCCGCCCACTGCGTCTTGAAATCCTGAATCAGGTTTTCTTCAATCATGTGGAGGTTCGCGAGCTTTGTCTTGCTGACGTTGCAGGCTTCCGCGACATGATCGCGCATCCTGCCGGGGAACTCCACGCCTTGCTCCTTGAGGTCGTAAAGAAGCCGCTCGACGCGCTGCGCCGCCTGGCTGATCTCGGCGCTCGTGAGCACTCTGGCCGTGGAGTTTGCCATGATGAGCTCCAGCTCTTCCATCGCCGCGCTTTTGGGGCTCCGGACGAAAACCGGCACTTTGCGAAGATCCTCGCGCCCTTCTGCGACCAAAGCCCGGACCGCAGCCGTGCGCCGGTGGCCGGAAATAAGGCGGTACTTGCCGTCCTCCGTGCGCGTGACCGTCGGCGGGTCCATGATGCCGGATAGCGCGATGGAGTTTTTGAGCTCCTCCAGCTTGTCCTCGTCCACGGCGTAAAAATTGGCCTCATTGCTGACAAGGTCGTCAATGTCGGCCTGCACGAGTTCGCGCCCGGTGTCAGACTTGGACACCGCCTGCACCTGCTGGGCAAAAATGCTCGATACGTCAAACGGCACTTGCAAGCCCTCCCCTCAAAAGCTCGTCCATCGTCACCGGCGGCTGGATGTACTCCTGCACAAATGCCCGGTAGTCGTAGCCTGCCGCCGAACGCGGCGAGTAGACCGTGATCGGCTTGCGCTCAAAGGTCATCTCGTCGACCTTGTCGGTGCGGCGGATCGTCTGCTCGAAGACCGGCAGAATGCCGCACTGCCGCAGGCTCGCCTCCGCCTCGATCACGACCGGCGTATTGCGCCACATGGTAATCAGTGCACCCGCGATTTTTAAGTTCGGGTTGATCTTGTGCATGTTGTCGATCTGGCGCGAGACATTGGCCAAACCGCGCAGGCTGAACGCGTCGAGCTTGATGGGGATAATGACCTCGTCGGAGGCCAGCAGCGCCGCAGCGCTTGCCGCGTTAAAGGCCGGCGGGCAGTCAAAGACCACGTAGTCATACGCATCGTCCTCGCGAAGCACATCGCACAGGTCTTTCAGGCAGCTGCCGTTGACGCGGCTTCCGATGGCCGACAAATCCAAGTCCATCAGCGCATCGGATGCGGGGAGCACATCGACCTTGTAATCGGTTGCCCAGATGTTTTCCGGATAGTATGGCTCGGCTTCTCCAAGCATCACCTCAGCAACGCCGCAGAGGTTCTGCCCGGCAAGGCCGTAAAACTCGGTGGCGTTGCACTGGCTGTCGCAGTCGGCGAGCAGCACGCGCTGGTTGTGGTCGGCGGCCAAGATATAGGCCATATTCACGGCGGTGACGGTCTTCCCGACGCCGCCTTTGAGATTCAAAATCGATATTGCCTTCATGGTGTTTCCTTTCTCAGTCCGGCAGCTTGAACTGCTCGGGCACATCGTCGTATACTTGCTTCCAGCGCTTGTCCGGCTCCGGCCGCGGCGCTTGGGAAGCTGATTTTTTGAATGTCTGCGTCTGGCCGTCGAAGGCCAGCATGAGCGCGATATTCGCCTCGCCCTCTTTGTTTTTCGCGATGTTGAGGATGCGGCGGCTTCGGCTGTTGTCCGGCTCTTCGCGGTATAAAAGCATTACCACGTCCGCGTCCTGCTCGATCTGGCCGGATGATCGGAGTGAGGCCAGCGTCGGGGGTGGGATTTTGCCGCCCTTGGTCTTCTCGGGGCGCGAGAGCTGCGAGAGCGCGATGACGGGCGTGCCGGTCTGCCTGCCGAACTGCTGGAGATCGCTCGAAATTTTCGAGACGACCTGAAACTGGTCGGCTGCGCCGCGGCCTGTAATATCGCTCTTGATCTTTTGCAGGTAGTCGATGAAAATCACGTCGTAGCGCTTGGACAGGCTGTGCGCCCGGATGTCCTGGACGGTCATGCCGCTGGCCTCAACGAGCTCCAACTTTAGCCCGCCCAGCCGCTCGGAGAGCACTGCGACGGTTTCCCAGTCGGTCGCGTTCATGGCGTTGAGTTTCAGCTTCGGCAGGCCAATTTGTGCGGTCATGGCGATGATGCGGTCGAAGAGCTTGTCGCAGTCGGTCTCGTAGCTGTAAAAGCCGACGCGCATCGTCTTGGCCATCCGCACGGCGAGCGTCAGAGCGAGGCTCGTCTTGCCGTCCGACGGGTAGCCGCCGAGGACGACCATGTCGCCCCGCGAGGCATAGACGTTTTCGTTGATGTCCTCGAGCCCAAAGTCTAAGTACACAGGCTTTGCGTCCGGGTCGTGCCGCTGGTAAAACTGCGTCAGTGCGGCGGACATGTCCACCACGCGCAGCCCCGGCCGCTCGACCAGCTGGGCGTTTGCCTCATTGACCAGCCCGCGCAGATCGTCCTCGTCGTCCGTGTCCTGCATCCGCTGGGCAATACCTTGCAGACGGCTGACTCTAGCCTGCTGCTTTAAAAGCTGCATGTAGCTCTTGACGTTGGCCGCCGTCGGCGTGACCTGAATCAGCTCCATGAGAAGCTTGTCGTATTTCCCGCCGAGCCGCGCGTTGATCGTCACCGCGTCGCAGGGCTCGCCGCTGGAGAACTGCGCCCGGAAGGCGAGGAACACTTGCCGGTAAGCGCCGGTCGTGAAATCGTCCGGGACGATCTCTTGCAGCACAAGGCCGACGGTTTTCTCGTCAATGAGCATCGCGCCGAGGACGGCCTGCTGCGCCTCCAGCAATTTTTTGTCGTCGCTCACAGAAACCTCACACCTCCCGTATCAACCTCGCGAGCCTTCGGCTTCGGCAGTTCGTCGTCCTTCAGCGGGAAGACGCTCAGCCACTGCCGCTCCGTTGCGAGGTCAAGCAGCGCGGCCATGTTTGCCGAGTCACCGTCGGACAGGCTCATGAGCTTGTTCCAAAGCAGCGTGGCAGCCTGCTTGGACTTGACCGGCTTTTTGATCTCGACCCGCATTTTCAGGAAGCGCCCCATCGCCTCGGTGACGGACGGACCGTACAGCGCACACTTGGCAAGGAGGGAGGCGGCGACGTCGCCAGACGGCGCACTTTCTTTTTCCTTTTTCTTTTTATTATCTTTTTTATATCCATCCTTATATAACGACCGGGAAGTTTGTCCCGGTACCCCGGGATTTTTGTCCCGGTACGTACCGGGCTGTTCGTCCCGGTACCCCTCATCCTCGTCGAGGATGACCGGCGCGGCGACCACGGGGGAAATGTAGCGGATGGAGCCGCCCGTCTTGCGGTTCGGCACGACCCGGACTTGGATGTGTCCGTCATGCTGCAAAGCAGCAAGCCAGCGTCTTATAACATCCTCGGAGCAGTGCATGGCGGCGGCCAGCTGGGCGTTACTCGGCCAGCAGTAGCCCTCGCGCCGCATGAGAGACGAGAGCACGCCGTACAAAATCTTTGCATTGGCTTGCAGCTGCATATCGTCTAAGACGGTTGCGGGGATGACAGACCAGAAAGCCCGGAATTCTTGTGGATTCTCCAAAATTTCACCTCCCCCACACTTGCATTTGGCAGCAAACCGTGATATACTGAAAATGCCTTCATGATGTCCTTTGTGACATCGCCCGCATGGTTGTTCGCAGCAGCCGTGCGGGATTTTTTTACGCTCTTTTTCATCGTCCGCACCTCAAATCATGCTGTAATTCGCGGCAAGCCATGGGAAGGCCACGAAGGCGACGACAATGGAGCTCCACATGAGCTTCTCGGCCAGTTTGTAAAATTTACGCATAGTTATCCTCCTTTGTTGTAAGCGACGGCCAGCGCGCTTTGAACGATCTCGTCGAGCTTGGAGACGATCCGGTCAAACTCCGGGCGCTCGTTCTCGTCAATGGTGCCGTCCTTCGCAATCGCGATCAGGCGGCGGTCTTCGCGCGCGTCGGCAAAGTCATAAATTTGGTCAATGAGCCGCAAGACGGCCTCGGGCAGATCGCACTCCCGCACATCGGGAATGAGCCGCTGGGCGATCTCGCTCGTCTGGCGCAGGTGCTGGTAGCACAGATACTGCGCGTCGTAAATTTCCGCCATTCGCACAACCGTCTCCGACGGCGGGATGCGTGCGCCGCTTTCGTAGTCGGTAAGGCTCCGCACCGAGCACGGAATCGCGTCGGCTGCGCGCTCCTGCGTGATGCCCTTGGCAATGCGGGCGGCTCCGTAGATATTTGGCATATGTCCTCCAATCCGGCAGCAAGTCTGCAAGCCGCCTTTGCCCTCCGGCAGGTATTTCGCGTGGATTTGCGGGGTATACTTTGCTATGATCTTCGCGTCAGCCAGCGAGCCAGCTCCGTCAGCGGCACGGCGTACTTGTTGCCGACCTTCCGCGCGGGGAACTCCCGGTCGGCCAGAAGCGTCCGCCGGTCGAGCCCGAGCGCCGTCTGGCACTCCGTGACCGTGATCGCCGCCCGTGCCGGGAACATGTCCGTCAAAAGTTCCAGCTGCGGCCTGTAGCCTTCCGTCTCACGCATGTTGTTTCCTCCTCTCTAAATCGATTCTTCCGGCGGCTGGTAGAGCTCGTCGATCGTGCAGTGCAGCGCCGCCGCCAGCTCCGGCAGCTGGGATGCGTTCGGGTATCCTTCGCCGCGCTCCCATTTGCCGACGGCCTGGGGGCTGACTTTCATTGTTGCGGCCAGTGCTGCTTGCGTCATCCCTGCGGCGCAGCGCCGTTCTTTTAATCCTTTCGTTGTAATCACCTCCGATGTCGCAACCTTAGGTTGTGAACGTATTATAACGCTACTTTTAGTTGTTGTCAACCCCTTTTTATTGCAATCTGCAACTTTGCGTTGTATTATTTTGCTAGGTGGTGGCTTATGTTTTCTTCAAATCTTCGCGCCGCGCGGGAAAAAAGCGGTTTAAGCCAGCGCGAGGTAGCCCAAAAGTTATTTGTTTCTGCGCAGGCTGTCGGCAAATGGGAGCGTGGGGAATCAACCCCGCCGCCAGAATCAATTGCCGAAATGGCCGTATTGTTTGGGGTCACCGCTGATGCGCTTTTGGATATCGATACAAAAAAGATCCCCGCCGGGACAGCCAGCGAGGAAAAGCGGGAAATGATTGAATTGGTCGACCAGCTTTCAGACGAGCAGGTCAGCAAGCTCCTTCAGATAGCAAAAGCTGCGCTTGCTCTATAAACCATTGGAACTGCTCGTCGGTCATAGCCGCGATTGCCTGTTTTAACTCTTCTCTTTCGTTGTCCATCCCGGCGACACCCTTTCATTTTAGTTGTTATCTAATTTTACAGTATTTTCTAGTGAAGCGCAATGCAACACTTTTCTACAAGCTTTTTTGGGAAAGAGGTATGATATGGGGCGCAAAAAATCTGTTATCCCCGGCTTCAGCCTGAACCGGGCGCTCGGCATTACGTCGGCCAAGCAGAAGATCGCACGCGCGACCGGAATCCCAACGACAAAGCAGGGGCGTAAACGAAAGATGCAAGCCCACCTCTGGACGGCAGCGGCCGTTGGAGTGGCTGCGGCGTGTAGTACACCGCGGAGCTCAAACACCGAAGGGGTTAACAACAAATCGACGTGCTATGATAGCAGCTACAAACGGGAACCACCGGAGCCAAAGCCGTTTTATAAAAAATGGTGGTTCTGGGTTTTGGTTGTTGTAGTTGTGAGCAATCTCATAAACAAATTACCTGAAATTACACGCGAACGCAATCAGAAAGAAGCTGCGCAGATTATTGCAGAGCGAAACCAGCAGCCGCAGACAGAAACAACTGTCGTGCCGGAGGATGAGGGCTACACTGAAGAAGAGCAGGCCGAAGCGGCTAGAGAATATTATGAGAAGATCGGCTACGACCCAACGCAGGAAGAGCCGGCTGAAGAAGTCCCGGACGATGGCATATCCTACATAGTCCCCGCTGATGCAGATACTTCCACGAGCTATGGCGGCACATCTGGCGAGAGCCTCCTAGATACGCAGACGTATGTGCTGAACACGAGCACACACAAGTTCCATCGGCCTGGTTGCCCGAGCGTCGACAATATCGATCCGAAAAACTATTCGACATACACAGGCACGCGCGAGTCCGTAAAGAATATGGGCTATTCGGCATGTGGAAATTGCAATCCATAAGATCAGGAGGCCAACCGTGGGCGAAAAGCTGTTTCACGTGGGCGACTACATAGACGAGTTCAATGCGCTCACGGGGCAGGAACTTCCCTGCGGCGAGATCATGCAGTCAGCCGGTCTGGCCGTGCACGTCCAGAAGCATCATCCGGATGAAACCGGGAACGTCGCGCTGGTTCCGTCCATCATCGCGGAGCCGGACTACGTCGGGCACAACCCGAAGGAGCCGGGAAGCGTCGAGCTTGTCAAGGCGCTTGACGCAAACGTGATGGTCTGCGTGAAGCTGGACGCGAAAAACGGATATCACTATGTCGCCAGCGTCTACGAGATCAGCTCCGGCAAGCTGACGAACCGGCTCAACAGCGGCCGCCTGAAAAAATTCAAAGAAAAGTAACAAAGCAGAATATTGACATCAGGAAATATTTGTGGTTTAATTTAGGCATCAGAACATATACTGTTCTAGGACGTTGAGGTCGGAAATGGCTCCCGACACTCCCGAAAGGGAACCTGAGATGCAGGATACGCCGCCCTGCCGATGTCCAACAAAGTGGAGATGCCTTGTGCGTCTCCGCTTTTTTGTGTCCGATTTGGACACCGCGTCACGGATGGGGGTATCTTCGTTCCGTTTTGTTCGCCCCGCCGTCGTGCCACTGACGGCGGGGCTTTTGGTTTGCTGCAAGCAGTGTGGGAGCCGCCTGTGAGTATAGCTTACACGCGGCAAGCGGTAATGTCGAGAAAGCATCATTGTAAATTGTACCCAGAATCGCATTATTTAGGAAAGGAATCTTGCTGAGAATGTCAGAATTGTACGAAATCTGTCGAGAAAAAAAGGAAAACACGGCGCCGCGTATCACAAATCAGGATCTTGCCGAAGCAATCGGCAAATCAACAACCACTGTTGCGCAGTTCCTGCGCGGAGATGCCCCAAACGCGTCCTACGACACAGTGCTTGCGCTGTGCCGTGAGCTTGGGGTGTCAGTAGACGAATACAATGGACTGCCGCATGAGGTTCCGGACCCGAACCCCGCGCTGCTGGAGCGGATACACAGTCTGGAGTCAGAGCGCAAGGCATTGGCCGATGCGTTAGAACGGGTGAATGAGCATCTGGTGACTTGCAAGAAATCGATGAAAATGCACCGTTTTGTGACAACTGTCCTGCTGTCCATGTTTTGCCTTGTGCTTATCGCTGTGATCGTCGATCTGCTAAACCCGGATGTCGGCTGGGTGCGCGTCGCGCTGCGCGGTTGTGTCCAACTCTGACACGGGAGGTTTGTATGGCAATCCCGAAATACTACGTGCGCCCGGACGGGCTCCACGAAACGATCATTAAAATAAACGGCAAGCGCAAAGCCTTCCGCGGCAAGACTGACCGCGAGGTATGGCAGAAGGTAAAGGCCTATCGTGACGACGCGGCTGCCGGGAAGACCGAAGCCTTTGAGAACGTCGCCCGCGCCTGGTGGAACGAGATCGAGCCGACGCTCGCCGCAAATACGCACCGGGGCTATAACCCGGCCTATGAGCGCGCCGTGGCCGAATTCGGCAAGATGGACGTAGCCTCGATCACGGCCAAGGATATTGAGCGCTATATCAACCAATTTGCAAAAACCTACGCCAAAAAGACCGTCGTCACGCAGCGGCAGATCATCCGCCAGATCTTAAACAAAGCCCAGCGCGAGGGTTATATCGCCTACAATCCGGCGGAGGCCGTCCTGCTCCCCAAGAACCTGCCGCAGAAAAAGCGCCGCGCGCCAAGCCCTGATCAAATCAAAAAAATAAAAGCCGGCCTTTCGGACGACTTTGGGCTCTTTGCCTTTTTGATCTATTATACCGGCTGCCGCCGCGGCGAGGTGGAGGGGCTCAAGTACGAGGACATCGACCGCAAGGCAAAGCGCATCCGTATCCAGCGCAGCGTCTACAACGTCAGCACCAAACCGGAGGTCAAAGAGCCGAAAACAGAGGCCGGTATCCGCTCTGTGCCGCTCCTGGACGCGTTGGCCGCTGCCCTGCCAGATAAAAAACGCGGTTTTATATTTTCTGACGACGGCGGCAAAACCCCGACGCCGGACTGGAAGATCACCCGGCAGTACGAGGACTACCAGACGCGCACCGGCGTCACCGTTACGCCGCATGAGATCCGGCACGGCTACGCGACAGCTTTGCACGAGGCAGGCGTGGATTATAAAACCGCGCAGCAGCTGCTCGGCCACGCCCAGCTCTCGACCACGATGGACATTTACACGGATATTTTGGATAATACCATCGACGATGCAGCCGCAAAAATGGGCAAGTCCTTTTGACCCTGATTTACTGTGTTCATTCTGTGTTCGCAGGCGTGTATTTTGGCGCTAGGATATGCTAGGCTTTGCCATGCTGGTGCAAGCCTGAAAACAAAACATTTTTGATATAAAGTTCCGCGTTCGGCTGATAAAATTAGAAAATATACAAACAAAAGCACCCGAGAATCAAATTCTCGGGTGCTTTCATCATGGCGGAGTGGGAGGGATTCGAAGCATATAAATCCAAGGCAATACCAATGCAAAATCAGATTGCTGTGTTTATACTGTGTTCAATCTCTTTCGAGCCTTGGCTCTACGATACCGTGATAATACCCGGCGATTTTTGCCTCGGGGCCGCCGCCGTCCTTATCAAAAAGGAACGCCCTCGCGAGGTCTGCGTAGTATTCCGGCCGGTCGAGGCCGTACTTCTGCGCGACGTCGAAGTTGTCTGAGTACTCCATATTGAGTGCCGCAAACCAGATCCACGGGTCGACGTGCACGCCGATGCTGTTGGCCACGGCCGTGGTCTGCTCGAGCGTCCAGTGCGCGCCCATTGAGCCGTCGTCATTCTCCATGTGCTCTGTCCAGCGCCGCGCGTCGTCCTCGGTAAACGTGGAGGATTCGGACTCCATCGTGATCTTATCCGCCTTGCACAGCGCGTCCATGAGCATGGTGCAGCTGCCCACGCTTCGGGAGCTCACGGGCTCCGCCATACACGCCTCAAGCGCCTCGCAGAGCTTTGCCTTATAGGCTTTGATCTTGTCCGTCATAGGCTACGCGAGCTTGAGGAGGCCCGTGCAGAGCTCGACCACATTGCCCGCTGCCGTCGAGTCGGTCGTCGCGATGAGGGTAAAGGTGTGGTTCACGCAGCAGCAGCACCCGGGCAGCGCCAGTTCCGTCTCCGTGTGGATCTCGGTGTTTCCGGTAGCCGGAAGCGTTACCTTGCGCAGCGTGCAGGGCAGCGCGACGCCGTCCATGTACCACTGCAAGGTGAGCTCGCCAGCCGCGGACGACGTGATGACCGCATCGGCTACTAGGTGATAGAGCCCAATTTTTACGGTGTCGTAGCTCTGAGGCTCGACCTGAATGGACTCGCCGGAGTTGACAACCTTCGCGCCCGCAAGCGTGAGCACTGTCGCAGCGTTTGCTGCAAGCGTCTGCGGGCTGTTATTAAAATACCGGACGCAGGATTTCTGATAGGATTTGCTGTTTCCGCTACAAGACATTTACTCGTCTCCTTTCAAAATTATGAAAAACGGGGCAATCGCCCCGGATAGTTATATCAGGTTTGGTCCGTCCGTCAGCCGCCGCAGCCGCACGGATTGCAGGGCGGGTTCTGGTAGTACCTGCCCAGCTGGCCGAGGATGTACTGCGACTGCATATAGTCGTTGTTCGCGGCGCGGCTCTGTGCGAGTTCGTCGCGCAGGCGCTGGTTCTCCTGCTGCTGCAGGAGCGTTCTGGTCGCCTCGCCCTCGGCGTGGATAGCCGTCTTGATCTCGCAAGCGTTGATGCTGGCGTTGTAGTTAACGCCGTCGATCGCGCGGAGGATGTCGCAGCAGCACTTCTGCTGCGCAGAGATTCCGCGCTCCGTGACGGACTGCAAATCGCGCAGCTCGCCGAGGATGTTGTAGGCGTTGTCCTTGACGGCGCTTGTGACGTCGTACGCGCCCTGACGCGTCGCGGCCACGCCCTCGTTGTTCTGGCGCTCCAGAGCCGCAAAGTCCGTTGCACGCTGTACGTCGGCCTGCGTCGCCGGGGCACTCTCGCCGCTGCTGCCGCCGAAGCCTCTGCCCGCGAAGAGCAAGAAGAACAGCGCGATGAGAATCACAATACCCCATCCGCCGAAGCCATAGTCCTTATCCATTGTATTCCCTCCTTTCGGGCTAGATTATTGATAGGCGCTTACGCGCGGTATCACTTGCTGATCTGGCCGACGAGCTCGCCGACCGTTTTGCCTTTGTTTGCCTCAAACCAGTCATTAAATCCAGGCTGGGAGGCGAGGAAGCTAAGCACCATCTGGGGACTCTGGCCTTTAAGCGTCGTCATTGCCGTCTGCATCAGGCCGTTCAGCAGTTTGTTTCCGCTGCCGCCGCCCATCAGTGCCATGATCGGATTTTGCATTGAGTTTTCCCTCCAATTCCTCGATTTTCCCGGCCATGCTCTGTAGGCCGTCCGTGATCTGCTTCAGCTGCTCTTGCAGCTGGGTCGCTGCCTTTTCCTCTTCCGTCGGCTCCGGAAATATCCGGAACCGCGCAATGGTCTTTGCCGCCATGCTGTCGGTGCGGATGTAATAGAGCAGGTTTTCCGTCTCATGCAGCGCGAGTGCGTTGTCGTTTGGCTGCATCTGCAAATTGTTGATGCTGGCCTCGCTGGCCACGGTCAGCACGCCGAGTTTCGGCGGCTGCTGCGGCATTTGCGGCACCTGCGCCCGCGGCATGGGCTGCATCTGCACCTGCTGCGCGCCGTCCATCTCCCAGCGCCCGGTGTATGGGTTGTATGCCATCCTGTGTCCCTCCTTTTGAGACCATTGTACAGGATGTCCATTTCCCAAGGGTGGCGCGAGTGTGATTTTATGTGCAAAATAATTTGATTTTTTTAAAATAATGCTTGACATATACGGGTAAACCGTATATAATAAAACCATAAAGATAAACAAAAAATAAACCCCAACACGGGGCAGGAGGAAATAAAAATGAAAGCTACTATTTATGCAAACTACGGAATGCTCGCAGCTGAAAAGCGCTGCATCTACACCACAGCCGAAACCGACGCCACCGTCTCCGAGCCGCTTGACGTCGTCATTCCCGAGAAGTTCGCCCCGGCGAAAAACGCTGCTGACGAGATCGTCGTCACGCTGGCCGGTTACAATTATCGCTTGCAGGATGTCCTGTGCGGCGACGAACATCCCTGCATCATGGTCCCGGGATACACCACCAAGTACGAGCGGCTCGCTCGTGCCTAAGCCAAAACGAGGAGGTACAAACCATGTTTAAAATTCTTTCCGCATGGGGGCGGGCAACCAACCCCGCATACGATTCCGACACCGCCAACAATGGCGGCGGCTACTGGCAGTTTGCCGGTGGCCTCATGGCCGAGATCAACGGCCAGCTCGTCGCCGTCGATGTCGACGATGCATCGTGCGGCGACTTCGGCAGCCGCGTCTACGTCACCATCATTGCCGACGGCTACCATTGGCGTTATGCCGATGGCACGATGGATGACGCATCCATCGACGCACCCGAAGAGGTTGCGGACATCCTTGCCTCCGCGTCCGGGGTCCTCGGCGTGGACGCGCTCGAGCTCGTCTGCGAGGCGCGCGAAGCGGCTGACCTCTGCGCCCGGCAGGAGGTGGGCTGATGCACACCCGCGTCTGCCGGATGTGCGGCAAACCATTTGCCGCCGAAAAGACCGAGGCGCTCTATTGTCCGGAGTGCTCCCCGAAAGCGCGGGCGGCAACCGTGATCCGGGAGCGAACCTGCATCTCTTGCGGCGCTGTCTTTCCCGGCGGCCCCCGTGCGCGCCGGTGCCCGGATTGCCGAAAGACGGCAAGCCGCGAGGCCACGCGAAAATATCGGGCGAGCGGCGGCGCATCTCGCCCACTCGGGAGCGTCGACCTGTGCGAGCGCTGCGGCGCGCCATACGTTGTAAGCAGCAGCCGACAACGGTATTGCCGGGCTTGCGCCGCGCCCGCGCTTGCTGAAAATATCGCCCCCACGAAGCGGGCGTACAATCGGCAAAACGCCGAGCGGCTCGACGGGATCGCCCGCGAACGCAAAACTGGCATCAGGCTATGCGCCGTTTGCGGCGCTCCCATCATGGGGAGCACGCCATCAAACACATGCTCGGATGCGTGCCGGGCAATCCGCAAGCGCGAGCGGCTTAAGAAAAATCAGGCTGCCTACCGGCAGCGGAAAAAGGAGGCGGCGGACAATGCCGACTGATGCACAAAAACGCGCCCGGAACAAGTGGGACGCGGAGAACCGCACCGTAATTGGGTGTAAGATGCGGCGAGAAGACGCGGAAGCGTTTAAGGCCGCCGCGCAAGAAGACGGAACAAACCCCAACGAGCTCTTACGCGGCTGGATCGGGGACTACATGAGCAGGGAGGTGACGACTATGACAACCGAGCAGATTCAGGCGCTGGCGACGATTTTTGCGATTTGCCGCAAGGCAACAAATACACGGAGCCAGAGCGACATTGACAATGCGCAGCGTTACCCCATCAAGTGGGCGACCATTATGGTGCGCAAGCTCCACGCGATGGGCAAGGCAACGGACGATATCGACCGCGCAATCGCCGAGCAGTACGGCAAAATCGACATCGATACGTTTACGGCCAACTTTGACAAATGTCTCACGCTTGAGCAGCAAGGCGTTTGGAGCCTCGCTTTTTTCAGGGCGATGCAATAAAAACACCCGGTGTCCAACTTGGACACCGGGTGTTTTATATCATGTTGAGCCTTTGCGCTGTCTGCCGCGCCCTCGTATAAATCCCGGGCAGCCGCCTTGACAGCGTGCTCCGCTCCATGCACAGCTCGACGGCCACGTCGATCTGGGGCGCTTTGCCCACGATGTAGCGGCGCACGATCTCAGCGTCCTGCCTGCTGTATCCGGCCTCGCGTATGACGCGCTCCCACTCGCTTTGCAGCAAACCGGATAAGTCGTCTGGAATATGGACTCTTGCGCTTGCCAATGGCGTCCCTCCTTCCGGGAGGGCGCGGCGGACAGCTTACTTATGCGTCAGCACGGCGATATTGCCCTGATTACTCACCTCGAGCCCGAGGGCGGCAGCGAGATCACGCACTTTTACGTAGTTCGTGCCGTCCTTCAGAATGCGCTCCACGGCAACCTCTTTGCCGTCGACGATGATTTTGCTTTTTTCTACCACTTCGCGTTCCTCCTCTCCAAGTTTTCCGTCCTCGAGCACCATGACCGTGTGGCCGCTGGAAACCAGCACGTCGCCGCGCAGCAGCCTTGCGTCCGAAGTTAGGTACTCGCCGTGCAGGAGCTCAAAATCGCCGGTCTTCGGCCAATCGTTGAGCATACAGTAGGTCGTGCAGCTGTTGCCCTGCTTTCTGTAGAGCTCTTCTACGCCCTTGCACCCGGCGGCTACCGCGCAGAGCGTCTGGAGCCCCGAACAATCCGTCTCGACCGGTTTTGTGATCTTGCTCACGTCCCAGCCAACGACTCTCGCGGCTTCATACGCCGTGTTTCGGTCGGACATGTCATAACCGATGTTCCGGTTTTTAATCGCCGCCTCGCACGTCTTGGCGGCTCTCTCGGCCTTTCTCGGGTCTTTGTAGCGCAGCAGGCCAAGCCAGTGGCCATTGTACCAGTACGAGATATTGAGCTCCCGCCCGGTCTGGTTGCCGGGCTTCTGGTTCCAGCCGCCGGTCTCGCCGAGGCTGGCCTGTCCGATTTTAACGGCCATCACTTGCCCTCCGTCGTGCCGTCGAGCACATCCTGCGTCTTCTGGCTCTGCGTGCCAAAATAAAACGCGATAATGACGGCGTAGATCGTCATAAAGTCCTGCGAGATTTTGCCCGCGACGGACATGTAGGCAAACACGCCCGTCAGCGTGAGCGTAACCAGAGACTTGACGCTGAGCAGGTTGCCCAGCCGCTTTTTGATATTATCCATTATGTACCTCCATCGTCATTTGGTTTTGCAAATACTCTCTTACACAGCAGGAGTAGCAGCTCCCCGCCGAACGCCGCCGCCGCGAAGATCAGCACGTCGGAGAGGTCGGACGGGCGGTCTAGGATGACCGCGACCGTCTTGATGACCACTGCCCACGCGAGCGTAAGCGTCAGGGCGTAAATGCAGTAGTAGACCAGTTCCCGCGCCATGCGCCCCTTCGTCTTCCGCTGCGGCTTTTTCTGCCCGTCCGCCATACTAGCCTCCCAGCCCCGCCAGAGCCAGCGCGTAGCCGACCAGCCCCGCGACGATTGCTGTCACGGCTGCCTTGATAAGCCCCTCCCAGCGGCTGCCGGGGAGCGCCTTGAGGGCTTTCACGTCGGTCTTGATCTCGTTCACGTTCGACTCGATCGTCTCCTGCTTCGTCGCCAGCACCTCCACGGAGGTGGCCAGCTGGTGAAGCGCCTTGTTGTCCGCCTCGAGCTCGTCGATGCGGTGCTGGTTAGATTTGCAGCGCGCGTCGATCGCTGCGACCTGCGCCTGAATTCCGTCGTCCATATCTGTCTCCTTTCTCGCCCGGAGGCGGCGCTATACTTTCTTCCAGGCCGTCGGGGCGACCGTCGGGGTAAACACGTTTCCGTCCATGAGCGACTCATACAGCTTGTCTTCCCACCAGCCTTTCTCGCCCTTTGAGAAGGCCAGTGTGGAGGTAATTACTTCGGGGATGATTCTGTATCCGTCCCGGTACTGCACGTCCTCCCAGAGCGTAGGCGCTTTGTCGGGCGTGTTCTGTGCGGTGTCCCAGAGGTCGACGGCGGCTTTTTTGATCTTGCCGTGCCAGTTGATGCGCGTGCCCGCTTTGACGAGGCTGCCGCCGCCGGTCAGCGTCCCCAGAAGCTCCGGCGCGAGGCTGACTGTTTTATCGTCCAAAGCGCTTGCCGCCTGTACGATGTACGGGCGCATTTTTCGTGCCCTATCGGTGTACGTCATGGCGCTTCCTCCCCCAGTAAGATTTTTGCCGCCGTCTCGGTGTCGATCAGCCGCTCACGCAGCTGCTCCGGGCTTGCCGTCTCGATATCAAAATTGTCTGTGACAAGCTTATCCGTCTCCGTGTAGGTGTACGGCGCGCCATCAATGTCAATTGCCTCATCGTACTCTGCGCCCGTCTCCACCTGCCGGATGAGATAGCCCGCATCCGAGTACGTCCGGTACAGCTCTACGCCGTCCGTGCGCGTTTTGTAGTGCTCTTTTACGATCATGCTGATACCCCCACAATATGGTCTGCCAACGAGCTCCAGTTTGTTGCCGCCTTCCACGCATCCACAAGAGATGCGGGAACCCTGATCTCCAGCTGCGGATGTGTTTCGTCGAACGCGTTGACGTTGGCCAGAGTGGGCACAGCCGTACAGCGCGTGAAGTCCACAAACCGCAGCGGATAACATCGCTGGAACACCTGCGCTGGGATGCTCGCGATATTCCCGAGGCACGTCACTCTGCGAAGCGCGTTGTCGCCCTGAAATGCGGCAGCGACAAAGGTTGTAGCGTCCGCTGGGATGGTGACTTCTAACAGTGCGCGGCAGCTACTAAAATTTCCAACTTGCCCGTTGACAGCCTTGATGTGGACGCGCTCGATGGCTTGGGCTTGGATGGGAGCAGTCATATCAAAATTTACCTGCCGGACTGCTGTATTTGCGATGGCATAATCACTTGTTTGCGTCGTCCCTTTCGGTGTTGCGATCGCACGGAGATTGCAGCACTGATAAAACGACTGCCTAACCTCATCCATATCCGCCGCGACAAACACACGCAGTTGTGTACACTGTTCAAATGCCCGAGCGGTATATATTTTCGTGGTTTGCGGGAGTGAGATGCTCTCAAGTCTACAACAATTACGAAAACACTGATGGTCCGTGGCCACCGCCCTTGCACCGACCTCAACTCTCCGCAGCATCGCGCAGCGGCCACTATCGGTTTCGCCGTTTGCAATCAGCATCCGGCCATCGTGTCCTAGCCACATCGTCTTACCATCTTTGACACTCATCGTAATCACGTATGAGCCGCTGGATGCGTACACATGCCGATGCTCAATCCACGAACTTGCGTCTTTTGTTTCCGGTGTTGTGCCGTCGCCCCAGTCTACAGTCGTGGTGTTTATGTTGCTCTGCCAATAGTTGAGAACAAAATCGTCCCACGTTTCGGTGTCCACGTCGACGTAGAGCCTTGTCTTTCCATCGTCTGTAATATACAGCGCGCCGATATCTAGCTCACGGCCTGCGTCCTTGATGTCTTGGAGCGTCCAGTTCCAGCCCTGACAGACCAGTCCATCGTGCGAGGGAAGGGGCGGAAGCTCTGTCTTTGTCGCCAGCTCGGCGAGTGTCCATGCATACAAGAGCGTTCCGTCGTAATCCCAAAAGTTGATGTCCGACTCCTTAGGCGGGGTGGTATCTAACGTGCCGGTGATCTTCGAGCCCGAAGCGTCGTGCGCCGTCACGCCGGATTTGAGCGTCGCGGGTGTTACGGTGTCCTCGGTCAGGTCGATGAGCGTTTTTCCGGCGTAGACCACCTTGTTTCTCGGGGTTTCACCCCCAGATACTTCCGGTGCCGCCATACGCTCACGCTCCTGCCTTCTTGCCGATGGTGACGGTCACGCCGCCAGCAGCGTTGGGCGTTTCATTGTAGTAGATCGCGGCCACGTCGACCTGCGACATGTAATCGTAGCCGGGGTCCGGCAAAATCGTCTGCGCGGTCGTCAGCGGCTCGACGGACTTCGTCTGCGCCTTGATGGCCTCGCCGCTGTACGTGCCTGTCACGCCGAGGATCGTCACGCCCGCCTTGATGTTTCCGGCAATGATCTTTGCAGCCTCTGTGGGGTCGATGGCGACCTTACCGCTTCCGTCGTGGTAGCCGATGGGGACGATGTACTCGCCCTTGACCGTCGTGATCTTCGCGGCCACCGCGCCGTTGTTCGGCATTTCGCCCGTGATCATCGAGCCTCTTGCACCTGCCGTCTTGCCGAAGAGGATTTCCGAGGCCTTGACGGTCGCACCGGACGTGTCGAGGTCAAATTCGCACGTGCCCGTGTGCAGCTCGCCGTCCGAGCCGTGATACTTAAAGCCAAGCAGGACTTTGCCCGGCTCTACCGTGTCGGCGGTCAGGTCTAACAGCACCTCGCCGCCATAGATAAATTTACTTCTGCCCAAAATTTACACCTCCGATGCAATGTAGACCGTCGTGCCGGTCTCGTTGGATACCTCATAGTATGGGACTTTTGTGACGGTCACATCGTCCGCCAGCAGCTTGTTTTTCGTCGGCAAAACAACCGGCTCAAATGCCTTCGGCACAACCTCGTAGTCCCCTTCATACGCCTCGCCGCCCTGGTAGACCACCTTCGCGGGCTCAATCCGCATCCGGATTTCCGGCTGCGAAAGCACCATTTTAAGCATATCCCGCCTCCTTGAGAAGCTCCTTGACCGGCTGCGAGACAATATCCGCGGCCTGCGGGTTGCCATCGCCGTCCGTGAGCGCCAGCTGGAGGCGCGCGCTCTTGCCCGTGTCCAGCTGCATCGCGTCGGCGTAGGGGATGGACACCAGCAGATGCGTTTCGTCCACAACTGCCGGCACGTACTCAAAAAATAGCGCGCCCTGCCGCAGCCAGAACTGGAGGTTCGTCGCCTTGGTAAGATCCGTTCCAGTCACCTCGACCGATAACGCATTTCGGATTTTTTCGCGCATCATATCACCTCACTTTGGATTTCCCACGACGTACTCGACGACGTAGGTGCCGCTGATGCGGCAGATTTTCACGCGGTCACCCGCCTTGAATGTAACGTTGGTATTGCATTTGTAATGCTTTGCTGTGGCGGCGGTCTGGCCGTCGAAGATCAGGCTCAAGCCGTCTGTGTATTTCGCGCCGACGGTGGCAAGCTCCGCCGCGGTCGGCTCCGTGTTTTGCTGCCCGCTCATGCAATCACCGTCCTTTTTGCGGTATGGGTCATGAGCTCTCCGGGGCTGAGCCGCAGCTGCCAGCCGGTCTCCTCGTAGATACCGCCGAACTCCGGCGCATCGATGCTCAGAACGTCGCCCACGCCGTGCCCACCCTCCGGCAGGCCGTAGAATGTGATCGTCCGGGTACCGAGCTGGGACTGGAAGCAAAGATCGTCCACGTAGGCTTGCAGCGCCTCCTGCGAGGCGATGTTGTTGACCTTGACCACCTGCGTGATGCGCTGGCCGCGCTTGAAGATCGAGATCGAGCTCGACGGGCTGTTGTTCTCGGCTCTGGCCACCAAAGGAGCCTCCAAGTCCGGATTGCTGCAAATGGCCACGAAGACGTTCGGCGCGTCGAAGATGTCCTGCTCCTGCGACATGTCGCGCGAGACTGGGGACAAAAGACGAATGTCCGTGCTTGAGTAGCGCCAGCGGATATTTGCCGCATTTGGTGTTGCCTTTGGCTCCAGATGCCCGATGCCGCTGCCGTCGAACCACACGGGCTTGTAGTTGATCTCGCCCAGCAGCTGGTTGCAGATCGTGAGATAGTCCGTGCCCTCCTGCCAGTCCTCGCGGTCGGTCTGAAGCGTCTCCGCCGTCGGTGTGGCGATCACGAGGCCGATTCCGGCCTGCGTCATGAGCTGCTGCACCGCCGTCAGATAGTTCGTGCCGGCGGCAAGATGCAAAATGCCCTCCGTCTTGATCGTCTGGATCATCCAACTGCGGTCGTACGCGTCGAGCCGGAGGAAGTGTCCTTGCGCGCTGACGGTGTCCGAGTACGTCGTGATGCGGTACACGCCCAAGGGGTACTCTTGCCCGTCAAGCTCCAGCACAGGCTGGAGCTCGTCGGAAAGATATTCGATATCGGGGTTGTGCATAAATGTTCCGCCGAGGCTTCCCATGATGTCTCCGGACGCGTCGACGAGCACGTCGGGCGCGGAATCTTTGAGCCATCTCAGCTCTGAGAACTTCGCGCCGCGCCGGAGCACGTCCACGCGGTAAGATATCCTGTGCGTCATAGCGTCACCTCGTCGTCATAGTCGATTTGCTCGACCGTGAAATTAAAGACGTTCAAAAAGCCGTCGTGCTGCTTCGGCAGGCTCGTAATGTAGCCGATGACCATGTCGCCCTGCGGCGTCTTTGCGCAGATGAGCTTGCCCACAAGCCCCATGAGCTGCCTGATCTCGCTCTCATCGAGCAGCGCTGCCGTAATGCTGAGCGAGTCCGTGCCGGAGTCGACCTCGACCGCGACGGGATAATACGCGCCGGAGAGCTGCAAGAGCTCGACCTGCCGGGAAAGTGTCCGTGTGGTCTGCCGGTGCTGGCTGTCGGAGTATGGGAGTCTCAAGGTTTGGCCGGTGTCCAAGTCTGACACCTGATGCACCTCCGCGCGAATGTCTACTGTGACCGCCGAAGACAGGCCGTAATTGCTCGAGCCATCAAAGCAGCCGCGCACCTGATAGATGACGTTCCCGGAAGACAGCTCATCGGTGTACTGCGTCTGGGTGAGCCTCGCGATGGGCTTGCCGTTTCGGTACACGAGGTAAAAATCGTAGCTGCCGGAGGTCTGCCAGCTTAAGTCCGCGACGCTGGAGGCTTGCACAATCAGCGTAATTGCGGCGCCCGGCGTGTTGGTGACAGGCAGCGCCGCCGCGCCCCAGTCCGACCACATGCCGTACTGATTTTGCACGCGCACGCGCACCGTGTGGCTGCCGTCGGCTAAGTACGCAGGGCTTGTCCAGCTTTTCTCAGTGCCGTAGTGCGTGCCGCCCGATGGCTTGCCGTCCAGCTCGACCTGGTACGCCTCCTGCTCGGAGGTCTGCCAGCTGATGGATGGGCGCGGACCCGTGGACTTGATCTGGATGCTCGGAGCCGTTGGCGCGGCGATCACAACGATCTGTGCCGCATCGCTCCATTCTCCCGCAACACCGTCTGCGTTGTAGGTGCGCACGCGCCAGTATTTGATGCTGGACGTGAGCGTCCCTGCAGGACACGTCCACTGCCGCGCAGCGCCTGTCACGGTTGCAAGCGTCTGCCATGTGATGCCGTCGGTGCTTTTTTGCAGGTCTGCCTTGCTCTGCGCTGTCCCGGTTGAGATCGAGTGCTGCCACTGGAACAGTACATCCTTCGAGCCATCAATCACCGTGTCGACCGGGCTCAGAGGCGCGGCGGTCGGCGTTGCGTCTGCGGTCGAGAGCGTCACCCAGTCGGATGTTGTGACCACACCGCTGTTTGCCGTGACGGCTACCTGCCACTGAATGCTCGTCGTGCCAGCGAAGGTGTTGGCAGGGACGGTGACGCTCTGCGAATTGCCGGAGACGTTGATCGTGTGGATCGTGCCGCTCGTGCCGGAGCGCCAGCGGAAAACGGCAGATGTCTGTTCCAGTACAGCGATGCATTTTAACGCGGGGTCTGTACCCCATGCGAAGGTGTTTGGCTCTGTTTTTACGATAGACCCCGAACTCGGCGTTGTCTCGAATATTTTTAGCCCACAGGTTATCGTATCGTCCACAGTCACTGGAATATATGGCCGGTTTGCGCCTGCTGTAACGATTGACGCAAAATCCATAGATACCGATATATCGATAAACACGCCCTTTTGCACCGCGTCAGGAATCGGGAGCCCATATGTCGACTCACACAGTTTCGGGAGGTCTTCAGCGTAAACGTTTTTCGTCTCGACTTTGCTCACGTGGAAACGCTGCTTGGTAGCATAGGTAGCGGTAAGAGGGTCGAAGCGCTCAGTCAAGGCACCTATTTTTAGGTTGACTGTGTCGTTTTCGCCTGCTGCCTGCACATATACGTTGATTTTTGTCCAATCGTCAACAAGCTTTTTGTACTGCTTCCCGTCGCTAGGCGACTGGAATTGCAAGTACAGTAAATCGCGATAGTAGAGCTTTGCTGGGGAGGTTGTGTGGTCGTTGACGTTTTGCGCGTCATTTTTCAAGATCGCAAATGCCGAACAGTACAGATTAAAACTCGTTGCCACCTCACGTCACCCCCATTCTGGCCATTCGTCTCTGGTTTTTCATGCGGCGGATAAAGCTGTCGATCTCGCGGATTTCATTCGCCTGCACGATAAAGTTGTAGGTATCGCCGCCGGAGAGGCTGCGCCCTTCCTGGTTCGTGCCGATGCGCGAGCCCTGCGGCAGCCAGACAGGCTCGGGGCCGTTTTCGCCGACCCACGTCACGCCGCCGATAAAATTGTCCGTTCCGGCTGCGTTCTGATGCCACTTGCCGTCGGCTCCCATGTAGCCGCCCGTTCCGGTGTAGCCCATGCCGGAAACGTAGCTCGAGCCGCTGGACAGTGCGCCTTTGTATTGCAGCTGCTGCATGTTGCTCAGCTGGCCGCTGGACATATTGAGGCCGAGCGCGGTTTTGATCTTGTCGCCGTTGAGCGTCAACAGGCCGACAAGCAGATTTGTCGTGTCCGCGATCAAGGCCATCGTCGTTGCAACCGGCTTGAGCGCTGCGTCGAGCGCCGGAAGCACAGCGACGGTCAGGTCGCCCAGCGGCTCCAAGATCTGCGTGGCAGAGCTCAGGATGCTGCCGAATTTGTCCACAACGCCAGACTCCACAAAAGCCTTGCCGATCTTCTGGATAAAGTCCGCCGTATCGCCCAGCGCCTCGGTCATATACGGCGCGTACTCGGCGGAGATCTGCTTCGTGACGGCCTCCTGCGTTTTGAGGAGCTTCTGCTGCGCAGCGTCCGTTGCTGCGAGCGCTTCGACGGCCTCGTTATCCAGCACGTAGCCCATCTCATGCGCTTCGTCGGTGTACTTTTTGAGTCCTTCGCTGCCCACCTCAATCAGAGGGTTCAGTTCCTGCGCGGACTCGGACATGAGATCCATCGCCAGCGCGTCGCGCTGCGCCTGGTTGTGCATGTTTCCGAGCGAGTCAATGACGTCATAAAAGACAGCATCTGCGCTGCGGAGGCTCCCGTCTGTGTTCTCGATCTCGACGCCCAGTGTCTTAAAGGCTCCCGCCGTGTCCTCCGAGCCGTTCTGCGCCTCCTGCATCTTGTTTGTGATCTCCTTGAGGGAGTCCTTCACGCGGTCATAGGTGACGCCGAGCATGTCGGAGGCATACTGCCATTCCTGCACTTCCTCCACGCTCTGGCCGGTCACGCTTGCGAGCGTCTTGACCTCCTTCGCGTACTCGGCGGACTCCTTGGTGATGTTCATCAGCTGCTTTTCGACCTTGACGCCTGCCGCAACCAGGGCAGCAAAACCACCGACTGCCGCAGCTGTCCCGGCGTTAATGCCGTTGAGGGAATTCAGCGCCTTCGTCGCGCCCTCGGGCAGATTGATACCCAACTTATCCGCCGCGCCGCCGATCGCGTCACCCAGACCGACCGCTTCGCCCTTGCTCTCTCCAAAAGCCTCCTTGAGGTTTGCGAAGACGCCCTTCGCGCCCGTGCCCTCCTCCTTGGCCTTTGCGACGGAATCCTTGACCTTATCCATCGCCTGCTGGAATTTCGAGCCGCTCGCGCCCGCCTTGTCGAGCTCGGCGTTGTTCTCTTCCAGCGCCTCCTGCATCTGCTTGAGTTTGGTCTCCGCGTCAATCAGCGTCGTTTTCCAGTCGATCGTGCGCTTATCCGCCTCGCCGTAGGATTCACCGGCTTTCTGGAGCACTTCGCGCAGCGTGTCGACCTTCTCCTGCTGCGTCTGCATCTGCCGGGCGAGCACGTCACCCTTGGCCGTCAAGGCCTCGACGCTATCGGCATTGTCTGCAAAATCCTGTTCTGTGGCGCGCATCTCCGCGCCTAAATTTTTAAGCCCTGCGTTGATTTGGGCAAGGGCGGCGCGATATTCCTTCTCGCCGTCCATTTTGACCTTTGTGTTAATGCCGGGCGTCGCCATCAGCCGCCACCTCCCATCAGGTACTGTGCCAGCGACAAGCGCGCAGGCTGCTCCGGCGCATTACGCGCACACCGGCTCGGCGTGGCCATGGAGGAGAAATACTCTCTGTAGATAGCCATGCACCGCGCCGGTGTCATCCTGCGCCAAAAGACGGTCTCGTCGTTTTTCAGCACATTTACCCAGATATTCAAATACCAGGCGAAGTTGATACCGCCGCTTCTTCCTGCCTGGTCTCCGCGTTTTTTTCGTCGTCCGTCTCATTGACCGCCAGAATCGTCATGCGCATAATGTCCGGCGCGAGCCGATCCACCGTGTCATAGGACAGCCGTCTACCGATCTGCTTTTCGGTGTACCGGATAGCAAAGCCCTTTTCGTCCACCCATTTCTGCTCGTCGGCGTAGTCGTTGAGCATCGCGGCCAGCAGCTGCAAGACCGACTTGAGCGTCCGCTTAAGGGAGAGGACGGGGCTAAAGTCGCCGCCGTTGATCTCCTGCACCTCGGCCAGCACGTTGTTGTTGCAGCGAAGCACCCAGTCGCGCCCGTCAAAGCGCCACGCGACCTCGCGCGGCTTGATATCCTCCATGCTTAACCTCCTGCCACGTCTGTGGCTGCCGTCTGAAAGACCGCGTCGCACCACGCCTTGGCGTCAGCCTCCGAGTCAAGCGTTGCGACTTCGAGCAGATCGCCGAGATCGTCGACCAGGAACTCACCGGTCGTGGTCGGGGTCTGGAAGGCGATGCTGTCGCCAAGCGTCTTACCGTTTGTTGCAGGCGGACCAAAAAGCACCTTGCGGGCGAATACCGCCGTGAACTTTTCCACGCTGTCGATCATATCCGGCATGTAGAAGCTCCAGCCAACGTACTGGCCAGTCGACTTTTTGCCAAAGGTCAGGCTCTTGACGGTGGAACTAGCCACGGTGCGCTGTTTTTCGTACGCGCCGTACATAAGCTTCTGCGCTTCAGTCGGGATATACTTGACACCGGCGGTCGCCGTGCCGCCTGTGGCTTTTTTCATGTACTCTGCCAGAACGGACTCGGCGTAAATACGGCCTTCTGCAAAGCGCATCTCAAGGCCTACGGTCATCGCGTCGCCCATAGAGACGGGCGTGCCGTACTCCGTGCCTTCTCCGGTTGTTTTTTTCTTGTACTCTGCGACTTGCAGGTATCTCAAATCAAATGCAGGCATGATTGCCTCCTTTCATCGGTTGCTGTTGATAATTTCTGCTGCCTTGTCGGTCATGGCCTTGTTCGCGCGGTCCCACGTGGATTTGACCGCGTTAGACCAATAGTAGTCGGCCTTGATTTTGCCGCCCGTGCGGCGGCCGTAGTTGAGGACAAAGCCCTTGACCGCATATTTCTGCTGCCGCGAATCCTTGCCGGAGATCGTGACGTACATGTACGGCACGCCCTTTTTGTCACGCGAGACCTTGCGCGCCTTTGTAAAGTGCCGCAAGGTCTCGCCGGTCCGGCGGGGTTTGGTATTCTGGTGCCCGGCCTCGATAAAGGCGGAGTGGACGCTTTTATACATCTCATCCACGCCGACCGACAAAATCGCCTGAAGGTTGTCGTCGGTGAAGAGGTCGGCTTGGTTCAGCTGCCGGATGGCCTCCTGGATGCCGTCCAGTGCGATTTTTGTATCGAGCTGCGCCATCAGATCACCTCGCAGGGGATGTCAGAATAATAGGTCATCGTCTCCTGGTCAAAAGACTGCTCGCTCTGGCCGATGGCGATGTGCGCGCTAGCCAAGGCTTGCAGCACCTCTGCGGTCAGCGTGTCGCCTTCCGTCTGCGTGGCCACGGTGACAACACACAGGCCGACCGTTGCAAAGGGTATCCCGTCTGCGTTCACGCTGCGCGTGCCGGTTGGCGTCCAGACGAGGTAGCGCGTGAGCGGCGAGCCGTCCGGCGCGTGCTCCGGCGCTTGCACCTTGTACACAGCGCCGGGGAGCACCGTCTCGAGCGCCTGCTCAATCTTGGAGTATTTCATACTTGCCCTCCGGCTCTGCGAGCGAAAGCGTCGTGATCGGCAGGCCGTCGGAGTCGTAGCCCCGCTGCGCCTGGTCGATGCGGTAAATGTGGTCGTCCTCGAGCACCACGTACTGCTCGGCTTTGATATCCTCGCCACCGAAGACGCGGGGGATGCTGACCATCCGGGTAAGCTGCACACCGGCTTGCTTCCCGGCATAAAATCTGGCCGCGTAGACCTCCCGCTCACAGTAAAAGTGGCTCGAGGCGATGCGCAGGCGGCGCTGGAGGGGAGACGAGGCCGGGAGCAGGTCGCAGACCGTGCACACCTTGTCGTAGATCATCCCGTGCCGCCTCCCATCTTCTGCTGCGCAAGCTTACTGTTGAGCATCCGTCGCAGATACGTCGGCAGCTGCTTTTCCTCGGCGTTCGCGCGCGCCTTATACATCCAGCCGCCGACCATCGCCGTCAGCATGTCGTCCGCGTCGCAGTCCGGCTGGAGCGCAACGCCGCGCGTGGTGATAAAATCAGCGGCCTGCGTCAGGATACCCCGCAGATACGTCTCCTGCTGCTCGGTTGCGCGCAGGATACCGAGATCCACCATCATGTAGGCCAGCTGGGCGTCCAGTGACATAGGCCGCCTCCTTTCCTTAGCCCGCCTTCGCGGTCACGCTGCCGGAGCCGACCGCAACCGCGCGGCCGTTGCCGTCGACCTCAACCACGGTAATGGTCTGGCCGGTCGTGCCGTCGACGGTCTTATTCGCGGGCAGGTCGGTCCAGAGCTTATCAAGCGTCTCGCCGTTTGCGACTGCGATCGCCTGACCGGCGGTCTGGTACTTGAGCTTGCCGGAGCCGTTGCCCGCGACGGTCACGACGCTCTTGCCGTTGGCAGAGCCCGCGGCAGTCGTGACGATCAGGGTGCCGATGGCCGTATTCGCGCGGTCCTTGCCGAAGGTCGTGGTCGTGGTCGGCTGGACATTACCATAGTTCACGAGGACAAACGCCTCGCCAATGGCGGGCTTGCCGTCGCGGCGCTGCATACCCTTGAAGCACGTCTGGTTTTCCAGCCAACGCACGTTGGTGTTGGACTCAATGGTTGTGCCCTCGCGCTCGACCGAGCGGTACAGGCTCATGTAGCCGCCCGCGATCTCGTTGTCCGGCATGACCTCCCACTCGACGATCTCGCCGCCGACGATCGGGATGGAGTTGCTGACGCCTGCGACGAGAGCCGCTGCGTCGTTAAAGGCCAGCGCGCGGGACTGGATGTCCATGTGCGTCTTGCGGTTCATCACCCAGATCACCGTACCGTTGGAGTAATCCGGCTTCGCCACGGCGAGCGCCGCGACCAGCGGGCGGAAGAATTCCACGCCGTTCTTTGCGGCCAGATCGAGCTTGAGGATGTTGCTCGTGTGCAGATCGGTAAAATCGCCCTGCTGCGAGCCCCACCACGTGGGTTTGGTCTGCGCGGCCAGACGCGTGATGATGCCGACGGGCATGCTCTCGCCGGTGCCAAACCAGATGGACTTATCGATCGCCTTTGCAAGCGACGAGGCCAGCGCCTGAAGGATGGTCGTCGTGAGCGAGAGGTCGCTGTCGTCCATCAGGACAGAGTTCGGGACGGCCATGTAGCCGCCGACCATAAAGCCGTCCATCGTCAGCTGCCAGAAGTCGATATCGATCTCGTTGAGCCGATCTTTCATTTCCGTCCAGATGGCCTCGGGGGCGACGCCCGCGACATTCTGGCGAGTCGTGCCGCGGAAGCTCGTCGTAAAGCAGTAGCGCAAGAACTTGGATTCCTGATACGTGAGGTCGCGCAGGATCGGCAGGAAGCCGTCCGGAATACCCAGCTCGCCGCCGGTGACGCTGCGCTGCTGGGCGCGTGCCTCGCGGATATGCTGGAGGAAGGTGCGGACCTGTTCGGACTGCATGAGCGCGTCGCGCTCGGCGTAGGTGAGGCCGAACCAGCGGCGCTCGGTGGTGTTGTTCATGGGTACAAAGCTCCTTTCGTGGTGATCGTTGTTTCTGGTGTCAGAGTTGGACACCGCGGGATTGCTTGCCGGGGGCGAGGTCTGCTCGGCTTCCAGCCGGGCAATTTCCGCGCTGCGGGTGTCGATCTCGCCCTGGATACGGGCAATCTCGGCGGCGTTCGCGCTGCGCTCCTGCTCAAAGGTATCCACAGCCGAGGATACAGCGTTGCGCTCCTCGTCGGTGCTCGTCTCGGTGATCTCGCTGAGCGCCTGGCGAAGCTGCTCTTCTCTCGCGGCAAAGCCGTCTCTCGTCTGTTCCAGCGGCGTCAGCTGCGCGCGAAGCGCGGTGATCTCGCTGTTCAGGACTAAAACTCTAAGTGCTGCCATTTACGGGTTTCCTCCTAACTTCTTGTTCATTTCTGCGCGCCACGTTTCCAGGCGGCGCTTTTCGATTTCCTCAAAATCCCGTTTCCGGGCGCTGACCGAGGTCTGCTCATATGCCGGGAAGGTGCAGACGCTGACCTCATACAGCGGGTCGATCTCTTCGATCTCCCAGCGGTATTTCCCATTGCCGAGGTCGCGGAAGGTCTCACTCTTGATGGCAAAGCCAAACGAGCACTGGTCGACGTCTCCGCGCTGGACTCTGGCGTACAAGTTCATCGCGTCCACGTCGTCGCGGTTGATCCGGACGCTGCCCCAGAGGCCGCGCTCGTCCTGCTTGAGCGTCAGCGTGCCGGATTTCGTCCGGCCGAGAACTAAGCTCGTGTCGTGGTTGATGAGAGCTCGAACGTCGCCCGAGATCGAATTTGTGAAAGCGCCGGGCTTGATGATCTCGCTCACATCGTCCCACAGGGGATACTCCGAGTTGAATACTGCGAAGTAGCCCTCAATGTAGAGGTCACTCTCGGCCTCGCGCGTCTGAAACGCCTGCGGGATGCAGCGCACCTGACGCTGCTGTCTATTCTGTTCCACCGTCTCCACCTCCTCCTTGTGTAAGCTTTTTCTGATCTGCGATCATGTCGCGCGGGATGTAATTTTCCAAAATGACGAGCTCGTTGAGCCCTTCTTTCGGGCTGAGGCCGACCCAGTCGCGCACCTCGTTGCCGGTCATGAGGCCGCGCACGTAGAGGTTGGATGCTACGTCCGCAAGCTCCTTTGTGCTGTAGCTGTAGAGCCTGCGCGTCGACATCGTAAAATAGAGGTCTGTCGCGTAGAGGAGCTTGCGCGTCAATTCCTGGCAAATGATGTTTGCAATCGTCGTGGCGGTCGTTTTGATCATGTGGTTGTGCTCGCTGTCCGAGTATGTGCCCACGCCCAGCATGAAGGGGGTGACGCCGACGAGCGCGGCCACGGCCTTTTTGTCGAGCTCCACACCGTCTTTGATGGCTAAATCGGACAGGCTCAGCGGCTTGACCTGCTGCACGTCCATGAGGTCAGCCGGAACGATCCACGGCTCTCCGGCGCTAGATCCCGTGATGTAGTCGTCAATCAGACGGCGGCGGCCTGCCGGGTCGGAGAATTCGTCCGCCAGTGCGTCGACCTTGACAATGACGCTGGGCTTCCACTTGTCCGACATGAAGCCCTTCTTTGTCGCCTGCTCCTGCCGGAGCGAGTTGACAACGTCGAGGAGGCTCATCCGGAGCCCGAGCCCCTGCCACGGGTGGTCGGGGTCGACCCAGCGGCGGAACTGGAGGACGGTCTCGGGGTCGTACTGCTGGCCGCGCCAGCTGATGTATACCGTCTGACCTTCGTCCGGGCTCATCGCCTGCGCGCCCGGCATGGGGATAAGGTCGCGAAGCAGCCCGTCCCGCGTGACCGGCAGGAAGAAGGCTGTGCCGCTGGCGCTCGTGAGCATCGCCCAGACGATGGCGCTTACAAAATCCTTGCGCGTGCCGAAGCTCCACGGCGAGATGTCCATAAACCGGGAAAGCGCGTTCCGCACGCGCACATCGCCGTCCGGCGTGTTCTGCATGAGTTGGATGGTCGCGTTCGACACAATGTCGGCCAGCCCGCCGATCGCGGCCAGCACGTCCGGGCTGTCCGCAAGTCTGCAATAGCCCGGCACGCCCAGCGTGTCCTGATCGACCGCGCCGATCACGAATTTTCGCAGCGCGTCGTCCTGCGCGGATCTGCGCTGCACTTTTACTTTCAAGTGGCATCACCGCCTTTCCTTGTCGCCAGCTCCAGCGGCGTTTGTCCCCACATCTTTTCGATGTTGGCATATGTCCGCAGGTATCGACTTGGGAGTGTTTGCGGCGTGAACGCGCCAAAGAGTCTATCCATGTCAAAAAAACGAGCAAGCGTATTTTCTTTGATCAGCGCCGAAGCCGTCCAGAATTTACGCGAGCTACAGAGCTTTGCAATGTACTCGCTATCAGACGCTGCGCCACGATGGGCGAGCGCTGACAACATGACCGTGGGCAAACTATCAACGCCCATTCCCTCCACCGCCCAGAGTGCGCGCCCCTGATAGATTAGGTTCCCGCGGAGCCCGGGGCCAAGCGTCTGCCCAAACACCCCGCGATAGTTGCGTTTGCTCATCGGTGCGCAGGCCATCGGCGTTGCCGGCATTGGGCGAAATGGGGTACAGTGCAGGACGATACTCCACTGTTTATTTCGGAGAGGTGCGGTTCGGTCTGCGCCTTGCAATTCGTCCAAAAACTCAAACCAGTCTTCTTCCGTTTCGGATGGGTATCCGCAGATGTTGTAGAGTTTTAATTGGTGCGGGGCGGCGTCGGAAGCTAGCATAGCCCGCAGGAAATTTTGCATAATGGCTCGAGTAATGCGTTTGTTGACGCCAAACCGCAGCCGCTCGCTAAAACCGTCAATCGCGGTAGTCCGGAGTTTAGACCAATTGATGCACGTCGGGTCTTTGTCCAGATCAAGCATTGCCCGCTCCTTGTCAGCCATGCCTGCGAACAGCCCTGCATCCATTCTGTAATAGGCATAGTCGGACGAAAATTTGCGGTGCCATGTATATCCGCAGAAAAGGCACTTATGGTTGCAGCCGATTTGGCTCTCTGCAAAATCGACACCAGCGACAAGCTTCACGACATGCTCATAAGGCCGTTCTGTTTGCGCGATGCGCCAGACGCGATCGGGGCTGAACTCGTCAGCGTAGAGAATACTGTCAGAAACATAGCGGTCCCCGCGTTCAATTGACCTCACAAGAGGGACAATTAGGTTTTCTCCGCGCCCAAGCATGGCGGCATAAAACCATGGAAGGAACGGCTCTACGTGGAGAACGCCCGCGCCACCAACCAGAACCTTGTAGTTGCCGCGTTGCCAGCTTAACCGCTCTCGCACATACGGCCACCAATCGCAGTCCGCCGTTAATGAGACAAGAACAATATCATAGGTGTGGACGGTTGCACGCGTTGCAAAATCGACTGTATATCCAGCTCGCGCGAGACAGTCTAGGATAACGCTAAGCCCGGAAAATTGTCGAGAGGCCATGCACTCGTTTTTGTAAGTACTCTTTGCATAGGATTCCTGCACGTATGCGCAAATTGTCATTTTTGGATTACCTCGAAAACTAGCCCGCATTTTGGGCAATGTGCGATAGCTACGACACGCCCCCAAAGATCGTCGTTACCAGCCTGCACGTCGAGATCGACGAAGGATAATTGATCTGCGTTTGTTTCCGCATCAATAAATTGCAGTTGCGGCTTACTTTTTTTAGGGGGGGTGGAGTTATACTTTGCCATCATTGGTGATACTCCTTTGTTCATACCAGCCCGCGCCCTTGGCGCTGGCGGTCAGGTCCTCCAGGTATGCGCACGCGGCAAAGACCGAGCAGTCAAAGACGTCAATGCGCAGGTTTGGAGCGATTTTTTCGTACATCACCATATCGTCGGCCTTTTCAATGCCCGCGACATTCTGCACGCAGTACTCATAGGGCTCAGCGTGCAGGTAATAGAGCGTGCCCTGCTTGGCGCTTTTTTCTAAGTACCGGAAGCCCTCGGACTTGAGCGTAAAGCGCTGAATCTGCGCCTTGATGGGAAAGCGCTCTTTCTGCATCTCGACAAAATACTCGCGGCAGAACTTCGGGTCGTGCCCGACGCGGCGGATTTTGAAGCCTTCGGCGCGGCGTTTTTTGAACCAGCGCACAACGTCGGAGTGGTTTGTCACCTTGTCGTTCGTCATGTCGAGCCAGCCGTCTTCCTGCCAGCCAAAGAGCGGTATCTGGTCTTGCGTCGCTTTGACCACGGCAGCCGGCCGCGGAAACCAGCAGTGCGGGATGATGATGTCCACGCCCTTGTAGTGCCCGAAGAGGCAGCAGGCGGTTAAGTCGTGCATTTTGGACAGGTCAGCGCCGCCGTACCAGCGGATCGGAAGCTTTGCGAGCTCGTCAATCGTCCAGTTGTACTTCTCGTCCGACCGCCGGAACTCCTGGATGTCAAACCAGGCTTTGACGGCGTTCGTCGTGACGTTGAGGCTCTTGTTGAGATATTCCGGCCGGAGCATCGGGTTTTCGGCGGCGATGGCCGCGTCGTTGATCATGTCCTGCGGGCGGATGGAGTAGCCCCAGCCTGGGCTTGCGGCCTTGAGGACTGCCGGGTCGTGGAGATCCACGTCGCCGTTTTCCATCGTCGGCGCGGAGCACAGAAAGCAGAAGATCGTGTCCGCGTAGTCGCCGGTCACGATGCCGCGCAGGATTTTCCGGCAGAGCTCCAAGTGCCCGAGCAGGAAGCCGCGCGCGTTGGGGCCGTTGGACGAAATGATGATGACGAGTTTGTTCGTGTACGCCTTCGTCGCGTCCTTCAGAATCTGGTACTGCTGCGGGCTCTTGTAGGTGTGCGCTTCGTCGGCGATGACGATGTTGCAGTTAAAGGAGTCCTGCTTGTCGGGGTTCGCGGCCAGGGCGTTGATAGAGATCATGCCGTCGCCGACATCGCCGGAGATCGACCGCTCCATATTGTTGTCGATGATCCGCAGGCCCGTCTCTGGCTCATCCTTGACGGTCACGCCCAAGCGCGTGCAGTTGTACTTCAAAAAGTCAAAGCCCTCGAGTGCCTGCTTTAGCGCGCCGCCGACCTCGTACACCTTCGAGCCGGACGCTCGCTCATAAAGTGCCAGGGCAAAGGCCAGCGCGGCCGCAAACGTCGTCTTGACGTTTTTTCGCGGGATGAAGTCCACGGCTTCCTTAAAGCGCCGAATCTTCGTGTCCGGGAGGTAGAACCCCATGATGTTGTAGACGATGAACTTGTGGTACGGCAGGAGCAGGAACGGTGTGCCGCGCAGGGGCGTCGCGTCCAGGAACTCGCCCTGCTGGTGGCAGATCATCGTCTCGATGATGGCGATGATCTCGTTGGCAGGCTCTGCCCGGAACTCCCACTTGCCGGTGTCCAAGTCTGACACGTACCGGCGGCACGCGAGCACTGCGTCCTCGCAGAGCCCGTTTTCTCCGGAGAGCGTCGCTTCGACAAAGCCGTCGACCTCGCGCTGGTACTGCGCGGCGTGCTCTTCCGCGTGACTCTTGGCCTCGGAGAGCAGCTGCTCAAGTTTGCTCGTGCCGCCCATCGGGACGCTCTTGGCTCTTGCCTTGTTGAGGCCCGTCGGCGTGAGGCCGAGCTGGTTGCGCAGGCCCTGCACCGTCGCGCGCAGATCCTCGACCGCCGTCCAGTACGGGCTCTTGGCCGTGTACTCCGCGCCGGTCTTGTTGACCATCGTACAGATGCGCTGCCCGCCCTGCTTCTTCCACTCTTTCTCGGCGCGGGAGAGTTCGCGCTCCGTCTTGGCCAGTTGCTTGATCGTCGGCTCAAATATTGCGTTGTACGTGCCGACAAGCTGCATGTCCTGCCGGATCATGTCCTCTCGCGCCATATGGATAATCCTTTCTCTGAGGCTCTGCCAGACGCAGCGCGCGAACGCCGCGTCCAGTCAAAAAAGGAGGATGATGAGATGACTCCGGGCACCGGCGGTGGTTCCCAATGCCGCCGAGCTGAACTGCGCCCGGCAGAGCCTCAGATGGTTTGCGTCTTTGCGCGCCCGCGTCGTTTGCGCCCGCGTCGCGTGATTCGAGATTTTCGCGCGTGTGCGCGCCTGGCGGTCTCGTCTGAACCCCCTCCCGCGGTTTTCCCGCCGTCGGAAAGAGG